ACAACTGGGATAGGATATTTAAAAATGCACAAGATCAAACAGAAAATGCTACGGACTTACCACAAGATCCTGAAAGCTTCGGTCAAGAGAAAATTTGAAAAGGCTGATGATCTTAACTGGAAGTTATTGCAACTCGAAATTAAATTGAAACAGCTTGACGACCTCGAGGGGAAGTCTTAACATAGATATTGGGATGTAAGTTTTCTCCCCTAGCCGGATTGATCCCCGGCGTTTTGTGGCCCCGAAAGGGGCCTTTTTTTCCAACAAATAAAACAAGGACTTACGATGTCTTTATTAGAAGAGTCAAAGGTTTACAAACCATTTAAATACCCTTGGGCTGTGGAGTACGCAGTTTCTCATGAGAAGGTCCACTGGGGAGAATGGGAGGCAAAACTGCAAGAGGATGTGGCACAGTGGCAAGGGGGCAAGCTCTCTGCACAGGAAAAGCACCACATCACTCAGATCCTAAAGTTGTTCACGCAGTCTGACGTACAGGTTGGCACGAACTACCTCGAGTACTACATTCCGAAGCTCAAGAACAATGAGATCCGTGCGATGCTCACGAGCTTTGCTAACCGTGAGTTTGTCCACCAGCGTAGCTACGCCCTACTCAACGACACCCTCGGGTTGCCGGAGTCAGAGTTCTCTGCGTTCCGAGAGTACAAGGCGATGGCCGACAAGGTAGACTTCATGGGCGAGATTGACATGCAGTCCCACGCTGGGATCGCTAAGTCGATTGCACGTAGCGTGATGAACGAGGGGATGGCTCTTTTCAGTGCCTTTGCGATGCTTTTGAACTACCAGCGGTTTGGTAAGATGCGTGGCATGTGCGAGATTGTGGAGTGGAGCATACGAGATGAGAGTATGCACTGCGAAGGTATGGTTAAATTATTTAGGGAGTTTTGTGATGAACATCCAAGAATTGTTACAGACGATTTCAAAAAAGATATCTACGACATGTTCCGAGTTGGTGTCGCGCTCGAAGACAAGGTTATTGATAATGCGTTTGAAATGGGAAGAATTGAAGGCGTTAGTGCTGAAGAAATTAAACAATACATTCGATACCTAGCAGACCGCCGCTTGATCATGCTCGGACTGAAGGGCAACTGGAAGGTCAAGGAGAACCCCCTAGAGTGGCTTGACTGGGTTGTGAATGGGGCGAGCCACAAGAACTTCTTTGAGGGCACTGTGACGGACTACAATGCGAATGGGATGGTAGGTGACTGGGGTTGGCCGGAAGCACGGGAGGAACGTGTGGAGGTAGCCGCATGACAGACGCACGGGTTCAAAAAATGTTGGATAGATTAAAGCTACAAATTGAAGCGTGTGAGTTGAATCCCATGCTAGGAAACAAGGAAGTCCTTGCAGACGCTCACAAGATGATATACGATCTACGGAACAAACTGAGATTCAGGAAACCGTATGATCGAGATCACGCCCACTGACGCACAAATCAAAGAAGCACGACTACAAGGGAGCTCGACTGGGCTCCAAGGTAGTATCACACGGGGTGCCGGCGGTCCAGCCGGCTTCCTCGGGGAGATCCTCGTACGGGACTACTTCGACTATAAACACGCCCCTACCCCTCACTACGACTTATACACGAGTCAAGGCACCAGAATCGACGTAAAGACTAAGCGGTGCACCTCCGCACCCAAGCCATTCTACGAGTGCAGTATTGCCGCCCATGGGACACGCCAAGACTGTGACGAATATATTTTCGTACGGGTGTTAAATAACTTGCAACGTGCATGGATTCTTGGTAGGATTTCAAAAGATGAGTACTTCACAAAATCGGTACGACACAAAAAGGGCGACAGGGACGAGAGTAATAACTTTACTTTTAAATCTGACTGTTACAACTTACCGATAGAAGAACTATGGCCGATCCAAAAGCACAACTACTCAACTTCAGCATAGAGCTAAACCGTGATGGAAACATCGAATTTAATCTTGACTGCGTGGACACAGTGGGAATGGAGCGTATTCTACGCAACCTTGGCGATCCCACTTATCCTCATAAGATTGGTAACATCGTACGGCACTACTTCCGTACCCTACAGGAAAAGATCAAAGAAGAGCGCACATAAAAAAGGGCCCCGTAGGGCCCAAGCGTGGTAGGTGTCTTTGTTATTGTTATTTTTTCTTGGCTTTTCCGCCGTACATCATTCCTGATGTTTCTTGTGGTGCAGGTGCTCTTTCCGCCATACCCATATTTTGCAAGATTCCCTTGATTATCGGACCATCTCCCGTTGGAGAAGTGGATGCTTTCTTAAAGCGTTGGATTGCCGCATTATCTCCATCTTCTTTTGCTTGCTTAATCTCGCGTTGTAGGTTTTCCCGACGTTGCCGTTGCATAGCCGCTTTGTCCTTAGACGTAGCTTGACCTGTAGCTACACGTGACTGCGTTTCGGCATTTGCCATCGCATTGCCGCCTGTACTCATCTTCTTACGGGAGTCGCCGCCGTACATCATCGGCTTGCGGGGTGAATTTGAATACTGTTTCATGGTGTTCTCCTTTACGGATTAATAATGAGTGAGTTCATTTGGTCATCCACAGCATCTTGTGATTCAGCGGATGTCTGTGACTGTTCGAGGGCACGTTGCTGAATTGCATCGTTCTTTGCGATCTGAGAGATCAATACAGGCATGAAGAATGGTTCACGCTTGTCCAAGTCAAAGTTCTTGGATGCGAGCATGTCGAGTACTTCCCGGCCTACCTTTGGGTCGCCCAACATCATCTTCGTTAGCTGGTAGTTTGCTTCACGTGAGCTACGGATTGCCGCCTCTGACACGAGCCAGCGGAGGGAGATAACGCCACGGAAGAAGGAAGTACCCCGCGAGAGAAGAGACTCTGCCGACAAAGGGATCGAAGTCCCTGTGACGTTGAGTGCTCCAGTCTTCGGGTTGAACTGGTAGAGAGTCTCGAATACGAACTGCATGTGTTCGTAGGTTTCTTCACCAATGAGTACCTTCAGAGCTTTTGCGTCTGCTGATTCTGTGATGTTGTCCCCACGTAGTCCGAGGAGTGTCGCCATCTTATTGAGATCCATCTCTGCTGTGCGGTGGACAGCCATACGCTGTTCGCCAGTCTTCGGATCAACAGTCTTCATCGGTACCTCTGCACCGACAGACATGATACGGTTCATCACTTCATCGAGTACTGCGTCACGGATTACATCATCAAACAGATTGCCGGCGGTTGTGGTGTCTACACCATCCTGTTGCATCGAGAAGATGTAGTCCTGACGAATCTGTGCAATGTCCTCGAGCCCGCCGGCAGACGACGCCTTAGCAATGAGGGCATTACCAATACCACCCTCAGCATTACGCAGTCTGTCCACGAGGATCTTACGAGTTTCGAGCTCACGGCTAATCCGGCTGTTCTTGTTGTCCATCTCTCCCAGAATCATCGTACGTTCATCTGTGAGGCGGTTGTTAATCTCGAACTGAGCCATTTCTGCTTCACGGATACCATACCCGAGCAACTCGTCGAAGCTGAGTAGGTTGTTAACTGAAGGATCAACCAATGGGTTGCCGTTCACGTCTGCAAAGAGATACTCCCCTGTGTCTGGGTTTTTCTTTAGGAGGTTGTCGAGAAGTGGGGTGTTGCCGCCAGCCTGTAGTGCTTCCTCGATTGCCCCCGCACGCTCTGGAATAATCAGGGGCTTGCCTTCTGTTGTCGCATCCCGTGCTAGTTCTTTACGTAGCGCAATAGCCCCCGGAGTTCTCGCAATCTCTTCGTGTACAAGAGACGTGAGGATTGAGCGGATCATTTTCCCCTTTGGCGTATTGATATCAATCGGTCCACCGGTAATACCCTCAAATACCTCGAAGAAGTTTTCACGAAGAGTGACGATATCAACTGCTTCGTCACCTACACCGAGTTCTGTCAGCATTTCTTTGAGTGCTCTACGGCGTACTTTGCTGTCTGGGTTACGTACCAAACTCGCTACAACACCTGACTCTTCCCGGAAAGGTACGATGTAGGTTTCGCGGTAGTTTTCACGAACAGCTTTGTAGTCTGTGGAAAACTGAGCAATACTCGTACGCGCAGATTTTGGTTCGTAGAAGTTATCGTAGAATTCAGTCTCTCCTCGGGCTAGTAAACTCTCACGCAACTCCCGCACCGCTTTCGCACTCTGTGGTGATCCACGATCTCCGAGACCAGATACGATGTGCATAAACGTAGCGGAGTCTACCCCGAGACGTGGCTTCAATTCTTCATATTGATCGCCAAACTTTGCTTTGTTCGCATCAAAGTAGTCACGGACTGCAAACCAACGGTCTAGGTCGCTGGCCTGATCATCGAGATCCGCCTTTGCATAGATGGAGTCGAGCGTATCGCTGTCAATCTTACGGCCCAAATCATCGAGGTATTCTGCCGCTGATTCTTCGTACAACTTCGTAAGTCCACGCACGACAGGGATAGGTAGGTTTTTCTTCGCGAGGTATCT